GACTTCATGGACTCCGCTGCGCCGCCGGTTCTACGCGTCTGGTTCTCGACTTCTTCAAGCTGCGCGCCCATCCGAGCGAGCTCTTCACGCGCCGTCTGGAAGGAGCGGGTGTCGACTGCACGCCCAGAAGCGGTCTGCATGGACTCAAAGCTGTTTAGCGCCAGGTTCATTGCTCGGTGAATGCTTCTCAGCGGTGCAGTCATGCCGTCGACCAGAACAAGCTGCGACTTGATAAGTGCCATAGGCCCTCCTTTCTAAGAAAAAAGCGGCGGAGCGGGGCCCCAAACCACTCCGCGCCGCCGTTTATTTTTTCTTGTGCTTTATTTTTGCCGCCTCTTTCTTTTCCTGCTCGACCTTAATATCGATCGCGGCTATGATAAAAGCCTGCGTATAAGGGTCTAAGTCAAGAAAGACGTTCGGCGGCCATTTGAACTTGTGAAGACAGTAGTAGACGTAGCTCGCCTCGGGGTCGTCTTCAAGTATTAGTTTTTTGCTTCTTCCACCATTTCCTCGCCGGACTGGAAGCCGTTGACCTCCAGAACCTTCGTAGAGTAGTCCTCGAACTCAGCAGGGGTCAGCATAGTGGTAATCAGCTGCTCTGCGCCCATAACGCCGTAGCTCTGCTGCAGCTCTGCGTCGTTCAGGTTAGGGAACACCGTGCAGCGAACGGAGACCTTTGCGAGGTAGGCGTTCGCGTCAAAGTTCTGGGTGAATTGGCCTTTGTGGCCAGGCACGGGGATCGTGCGCATACAGGACTTTCTGAGAGAGGCGTTCTCTGCGGCGGTAATGCAGCAGATTTCCCAGGGCATTGCCTCGCCGGTATCGGGGTCCACGAAACGGTCGGACGCGATAAAAGTAACGTTGTCAACCTTCTTTGCGTTCTGAGCAAGGAACGCAGTCAGATTCTTAGCCATAAATAATTACCTCCTGTTTTTGTGTCGTTTACTGCATGCCGTTCAGCAAGCTAAAGGCCTCAGGCATTTCCCAGTCGTCGAAAGTGCCTTCGAGCTCCTCGTCCAGGGTCTCGGCGTCGGCGTCGAACTTCGCAAGGATACCGCCCTTAGTGAGGCAGTTCTTCAGGATAATCGTCTGACGACCGACAGAAGCGGTCGGGTCCTCGTTGGAAACCTGAATGTCGAAGGTCGGCATAAAGCCGGTTCTCTTGTACTCGAGCAACATCTTTCTGATGACAGACTGGTTATAGTGAGCGGTGCCGCTCCAGGTACCGGTCCAGCCGGTAGGCTTGTTGCCCTTACCGGACTTGCCGAGGATAGGAACCTCGGCCACGTTGATCTCCATATTGGACTCGAAGGAGTAGAGCTGCATAAAGCAATATCTATTTCCGTCGGCCATGGTGATATACGCAGAGGCCTGAGAGCCTGCAACCGCATCAAGCGCGTTCATAATAGGCTGATTCATAGTTCAAACCTCCTTCTTACATGATGATGACAGACATATAGAGCTGAGCCATAGCGTTCACGACGTTCAGGTTCTTCACAATGCAGAGAACAGCCTTCTTCGTGTCGCCCTGCTCAACGGTCACGCTGTCGGGGTCAAAGTCTTCGATTGCACGAATAGACTCAAGGTCCTGGTGCAGCTTGCAAATGTCGTTCCACAGAGCGACTCTGCCTGCCGCGTCGTTCGGCACGGTACCCAGGTAGCGGGTATTGAAGAGCACGGCCGTGTCATTGGCGATCTGATCGCAGACGCGGATAGTCTGGTTAGACTTGAATACGTCACCCTTCGTGTCGGAGACAGTGACCAGGGAGTTAATATCCTCCAGGATTCGGGTCTCTCCATTGACGTTGTGGAACATCAGGCGCCCGCTCTTGATCGCAGCCTCGAGTTCGGCCTGAGTGTAGTCGGTGTTGACGGTCAACTCGCCGTCATACTTCTTGTTAGTATTGGACTTATTGACCGCGCAGCCAGCGGACGCGCCGGTCATCCAATACACAAGGCCGTACTGGCCCATGCCGGGAATGCTTTCATCGTAGCCCGTCACATTACTGCCGACTTCGATAACACCCTCATAGTCTCCGATCTTCTCATTGGTAGACAGGTTGAAGATAACCGTCTGGAACTTCGCGCCGATCTCATCGCGGAGGCGCTTCGTGTAGTTGACGTACAGCTTGATCGTGGTCGGGTCATCGGAAGGACAGCCGAGCGTGTTGAAGCTGTAGCTCTCCAGCTTGTCCAGGAAAGCCTGGTGCGCAGAAGCGTTTGCAGTACCATTCGTGCCGCCCGCGAGCGGGGTCTTCGCGGTTGCCTTCAACACGGCCTCAGACTTCCAGGTGACAAAGTCGTTGTCCTTCAGTGCGGTAGCCGCGTCGACCGTCTGCATGTCAAGCAGAGTGGTGTCATAGTACAGGCTGACGTCAAAGAGACTCGGCTGGTCGGCATTTGCGGCGATAACCACAAACATTTTATTGCCGGCAACGCCGGAATAGCGTGCGGTGCAGAACTCGCACGTAGCTTTCGCGCCGCCGCCGTTCAGGCGGTAAGCGTAAAGGGTCTGCGTATACTGGAACAGCTCACGCAGGGGCTGCAGAGCCTTATCGGTATACGGGTGGCCGAACAGCTTGAGGCTGTTCTTCTGGAAGTCCCCGCTCGTCACGGCGAAAACCGTGTTATCGGGGCCCCAGTCCAGCACCAGAGGCATAGCCGCATAGCCTCTTTCGGAGAGGGTAGCGGACGCCTTAGCCACGCTGGAAAAGTTGATATAAGTACCGGGGAGTACCTTGTTCTGTACTGCCCAGATTCCACCGCCAAGGGCCATATTATTTCACCTTACCTTTCATAAAGTTATCGATCGCAGTATCGACCTCAGCGAGGGTATACTGCTTATCGTCCTCCAAAAGGGCACCAATCAGGTCGCGCCGGTTCGCGTATCGGTTAGACCTGAGCAGCTGCTCTTTCGAGTGCTTAGGAACCGCAGCCTTTGCCGCGGTAGAGGCTTTAGCCATATTACTTTCCTCCTTGCTCAATTTTCAGCGTGCCCATCAGGGTCTCGTTGATCTCTGTACGAGCAAAGTGGTTATACGAGACGAGGAAATGCAGCACGCCGGCAGTGACCTCAAAGCTCATATCCGTGCCGCGCAGCTTATCGCCCCCCGGCAGGTCGATGAGCTTGAGCTCTTCACAGAGGGTATCGGCTACGCGGTAGCACTCTTCTCGTCCGGCCTTTGGAAAGTAAAGGACGTCAAAGCGAGGGAGT